AGGCTCATATTGTTCTCCTAGGCTGCGCTACTGCCCGACATATCGCTCTGCGCCATTACCCAAGCATAACACTTGTCCAAAAACTCAGCACCAGATGCAGCCTCAACCTGTTCCAAGGTCGCATGGTAACGCTTAAAATCCACCTCGCGAGTATCGTCGGATGGTGATGAGGTGGCGTAAGCACTAAGGTCGATCATTACGCTAAATTTAGGGTCAGACCCGCGTTGCCGTGTGACTGATGCCGTGACAATGCGATAATACGCCCCGTCAAATTTTATCCCGTACTGAGAGTTAGCTTGTGTAATGTTGTGTGTAATAGCCATTATCTTGCTCCTTTAAGCATAGGTGACTTCCGCCGTTTGGATGTTCGCCACCCACCTTATATTGTGTGATGCTTCTCCAGTTACTTGTACTGTCAAAGCATTGTTTGTGTTATCCGCAGACAAAGCTAAACCCCAGCTTGAGGTGTTGGAAATCACCGTGATTGCGCTGGTAGGTACGGTCGTAGTCCCACCATCGTTCACTAACAGCCCTTTAATTTCCCAGCTACCGTAACTCTGCGCTCCATTTTGCATTGCTACGACTGTGCCACTAAAGGTGATGCACGTATCACTTGCGGCTACGATTTGGTTATCTGCAGCGGCTGTAGAATTATTCGTAGTCATTGCTTCGGCTGTAGCATCCGTGGTGTCTGATCTTAAAATGAACGTAGAGCCTTGAGCATCGCCTTGGGCTGCAAATTGCCCCGCTGACATTGCAATTTGTGTTTTAATTGTAGCCTTGGCGTCTGTTCCCAAAGCAAAACTACCATTTCCCGAAGCCCGTGCCGTATAACCCATAGCAACGCTGTGATCGCCAGAGGCTGTATTACTCTGACCCCCAAGAACCGTTGAATAATCGCCAGTTGAATTATTAGAACGGCCACCAATAACAGCCGCGCCACGACTACTAGTCGCAGTGCTTTGCCACCCAATACAAATGCTGTTATCAAAGCCACTTGCTTGAGTTTCTGCCCCGATAGCTATCGAGTTTTGAGTGGTCGCTTTTGCTTGATAGCCCATCGCGATAGTGTTGGTGCCACTAGCCCCGTAACTTGAAGTGTTGTTACTAAGGGCCGCAGCAAGACTATTTGTGCCACTGGCATACGAACCACCCAACGCAACTGAACCAGAACCCGAAGCTTTGGAACCCCCCGCATTAGAGTTGCCGCCAATGGCAGTTGCCATTACGCTTGTACCAGATGCTTCAAATCCAATCGCAATAGCCCCTGTTGAAGAGGCTGTCGGCCTTCCCCCTATGGCAACAGAGTACGCACCCGTTCCTCTTGCATAATAACCTGCACTAAATGACTCAGCTTGAGTGGACGTAGACAATGGCCCCAAACTAATACTTCTATTTCCAGAGGCAACGGGTCGTGCTTCAGTGCTGAGTATATTATCCGCATAACCCCGCATTGTTTTTTTATCGCCTGTTTGGAAATTACTACCATCACAGACAACTTGCATACCCTCCCCACGCCTAAGAATTAAGGTAGCTAAACCATCTATTGTTTCAGAACTGTTTGGATCAATCGTAATTGCATGTGAATTAGTATCTGACGTATTCCAAATAACAACATTAAAACCCGCACCCAAAGTACTTGCCGCAGTCAGCGAGATAGTAAACGAAGCAGAAGTACAATTTATAACTTTACCAAGATCACCTGCTACTACGGTATAAGCAGAAGTTTTGGATTCTATAGTTAAAGCAGAAGCACCACCACCACCGATAGCACTGCCACCTAGTAATAGATCAGTACCGTCAGAACTAAGGACAACACCCCCACCAGACCCCGTGTGATTAATTTCAATCTGTCCCATTTAAGCGTATGTGACCTCCGCTGTTTGTACATTAGCCACCCAACGAATGTTATGAGCGGCTTCGCCTGTAACTTGTATTTTTAAAGCGTTGTTCGTGTTATCCGCACTGAGTGCCACTGCCCAGCTAGAGGCATTTGTAGCCGCCATGTCCGATACGTTTCCGAGTGCTAGACTTGTAGTGCCGCCATCATTAACCAACATGCCTTTGATCTCCCAACCACCGTATGCTTGCGCCCCGTTTTGCATCGCAGTGATTGTGCCGTGAAATGTTATACAAGTGTCTGAAGCGGCTACGATTTGATTGGTTGCGGCGGCAGTTGAGTTGTTTGTGGTCATAGCTTCAGCCGTGGCGTCAGATGTGTCTGAGCGTAGAACGTACATACCGCCTTGGGCATCACCGTTGCTGCTAAATCTGCCACTTGCATGTGCTTTTTTGCCGTAAATTGCTGCCAAACTTCTGCTGCCAGAAGCAACAGAGTTTTCACCACTTGCTGTGTTGTATAGACCGCCAAGGACAATTGCATAACTACCAGATGCAATTCCGTTTGAACCACCGATGGCTGTTGCGTATGTGGCACCCGCCCTGCTTTCCGTACCCCCAGCCGCAAAAGAATATGAACTTACCGCCTGTGCGTGGTGGCCCAGAGCCACAGCACTTGTCGCATTAGCCCCGTAGGTTGAGGTATTAGTCCCCATACCAAATGATACACTATTTGTACCGGAAGCAAGGCTGTGTGGCCCTGATATTGCGTGGGCACTAGATGATATAGCATAATACCCTAGACCAACTGCGCTAACGCCAGAAGCCGTACTTGAAGGGCCAAGTGCCACGCCCTCTAGTGAAGAGGCAACACTGCTTTTCCCAATAGCAATAGACGTAGAACCACTTGCCGCTGCATTACTACCTATGGCTAAAGAGTTAGTGCCACTAGCCGTAGGATTGGTAGAACTTGTTGTTTCAGCGGCATAAAGAGGGTTTAAATCCGCGACAGTTGCTGCAATAAATACCTCGGCACTACCGCTAAGAGAGATAGCACTATCAGAGTTAGAACTTTCCGTAACAGACCGTGTAAGCGTGGTGCCGCTAGATGTATAAGTGCCGCTGCCTATTTCAAAATTAGCGCCATCGTCTATGGCATAACGCACCGTCTGACCATTAGTAATGCCAGCATCCGCAAAGGTTTGGAATCCAGAAACCGCGCTGCCCAATGTAATCGTTCCAGTACCCGTGGTACTAGTGGACATTTTTGCACGGTTTCCTAGCGATATGGTCATGTTAGGCTATCCTAATAATCGCGTTGCTAGCGTCAGGCGTAGGGAAAACAATCGTAAAGTCACCCGAACTAGCAGATTTATCGCCACCAAAATCCAAGACACACACTGACGGGTCACTTGTTGCAGCCTCGTTATAAATCAACGCCCCTCTTACACCAGAGATTGTCACGTTGGAAAACACCTCATCCGCAAAGTCTGTTAAGGCTGTAGTGCCGCTAGTGGTTGGCGTTACACTGGTTAAAAACTGGCCTTTTGCCGTATAATTAGTGCCGCTAATTTCGTTACTGCTAGTGTATGCTGTAGTCGCAGCCGTAAAACTTGCGCTGTTATCATATAGCGCCAGCTTAAAAACATCACTTGCAGCCGTGAAGTTGTGCTTTGCTTCCATAAGTTCTTTTTTGAACGAAGTGCAAAGAAAATTTCCAGAAAAAGCCATATTAAAGTTTCCTTATATGTTCAGCCAGTTCAGGGTGACCAGCCTGTTTAATTGCATTATATACAGTAGTACGGTCCCCTTGAATAGCCTGTTTCATATATAGCACTAAGAGCTTCTCTATGCTGCTTTTGTATTCTATTACCTGTTCTCGTAAAACAGGATGCGCCGTTTCAGAAACCACAACCATTTTATTTATGCAACGGTTAGCCACCTCTTCGGGAGTAGACCCCCTGTTGTTGGTAGTATGAACCTCAACTTTAAAGTCACTTCCCATAGACGCCTGTACGGACATGTTCATTGTTTCTGCCTTATAACCTGACCGACACGATAGTTCTGTGTTGTTTCTTTTGCCTCACCCAACAACTTCAAGCCAACCAACGACTCTTGATATCGCTTGTCATACATTGCCATAACGTCCTGCTCACCTTTCATAAAGATATACGCCTCTATTAACGAAGCGTACAGGAGGCTTAACTCTGCATTTTCACTCAACCATGTTGTGCCACTGTCCGCGCCTGCAGTCAGACTTGCAGGGCGATACAAATAATGAAGCTCTACAGTAAAGGACGCATTTGGAGTCGGAGCTAAAATAAAATTACTAACATCAAAGGACGCATAATATTTTGGCAAGCCCGTCACAGTAGAGTCTGGGTTATAAGTCTGTATAAAACTAACGTCCTTAAACTCTACAAACACCTCCTCTGAACTACTGGTATAGCTCAAGGAATACGGCGCTAGAAAATCTTGAGGAACCGTAAGATACTTATTACCTTGCGACATAACTCCCGAAGCGTTTCTTCTAAACAGGTTTAATTGTACCGATTTTAGAATGCGTTCTTCTGCAGAGCGTATGAAAAGGGGAAGATTATTTACAAACGAAGTCTCCGTATTCTCCGTATAATCTTGGAGGGCTTGCTTTAATGTTGCGTATGTATAGCTCATTCAATCACCTATAGCGTCACACTATTGTTATGTTTCCAACCATACTGCTATGGCTAGTGCATTGATACACTAAAGAAGTGTCAGAAGGCTCGTGCGGTACAATAAACTGTGTCAACCCCGTTGTTGAATTATAGTTGTCAGTGACCCCCGTTGTAAAAGCAGAACCCCCATTTGAAGTTCTTATCTGCAAAGGATGACTACCCACATTAGACGTATTGTCTAAAAGATAAGTATGGCCTTTGTAAAAAGTAAAGTTTGGGTTATCACCAGATGTAGCTCCGGGGCCAGTAAATGTATATGCACTTGAACCGTTTGTTCCAGCGGTATATTTTGTTACGGGACCAGTAGTTTCATCATTTAACCTAATCCATGCGCCGCCGTGCGCAAAATATAGCCCACCTGTCGCGTGAACA